TTAGTTGCACTCATGATTGAGTCCTTTCAAAAATTGAAATAAAAACTTTGTCATGTTTACTCAAAAACAGGACGTGGTTTAACTTTTGCATCGAATCCTACGCCGCCGCCTTCAATTGAAACCAATGTCTTGCCATTGCTATCGCGTTCACCCAGCAATTGTTCTTGCTGAACTTTAATCTTTTCTTGCTCTTCCATAGGGGCAAGGTGATGAAGTTCATACATCAGCTCTTGATAAATGTCCATAGGCAATTTATACAAAAGCATCTCGTTGCAAGCAACAAAACCTGTGTGTTCACCAGCTTTCACTTTCAAATGCTCAAAGCCGGGTAATTCTTCGGCTTTTACTGGTTCGTAGCCCAGTCGCATACGCTTGTGAATTGGATCATATTGGTTGGTAGAAGACAACCAGCATAGGTGGTATCCCGGAATCTCGGGAGGGGTCGGAAGCGCTTCTTGAAGCCACTCCGAGCGGAACATCCTACGACGCTCCTCGGAAGAAACAAAGTTTTCTTCAGGTGCAGCACGCGATGCATCTTGCATAGCACGATTCTCACGTCCTGCGTTGGTATTCTTTTTGATACGATCATCCATGATTATTTCCGTTTCTGTTGTTTGTCATATTCTGCGAACTTGCGAATCATTTTGTTTCGCTGCTCAACGTTATCCCACATGCCCGCCTCTTTAATGGCGGCAACGCGCTTAGGGTCAACGATGTATTCGTTGGCTCTTGTCGTCGCTGTAGTATCACGTCCTGAACTTGTCACAACAGACCTCGGTCTCTGGTTTCTCGTACCATTACTATACCCCGAATTATATCGGTGTGGTAAATATTTTTGCAATCTGTCGTCGAGCTCATCCCAATAGTCGGGAAGTGCTGGGTCGTAGCCTTCTTCGGTCAACGCCACGTCAATGGTCTGAGCAATCTTAGAATCTGCGTCCTTCAATTGGGGGTCATACCACTTATTCTTATCGATCCAATCAGAGGCCATTTTCTGGACCATTGGATCGGGAAGTTTAATGTTCTGCGAGGATTGCGAAAGCTGCTTGTTAGCATTTTCACGCAATGACTGCAAAGACTCTAAATGCCGCTGGCTATCGTACCAGAGCTGTTGAGCTTTGGTAACTTCTTCACCATTTCGAGCATTGACAGCCTCTTGTAGCTTCATTTTGGCGTACTCAAGCCTTGTACCAGCATCATCAATGGCCTTGTCGACCCTTGCTAGCTCGGCACCAGACGTGCGTTTCTCCAAAAGAGCTACTCGCTCCGCCATTTGCGAGTTTTGTTTCCGCAATGCCGTGATTAAATGATTAGATTCACGGGCTTTTTCACGATGAAGTTGCTTCTTAAGCTTTCTTTCTTCACGTCGAGCGGCACGAATGGCCTCTCTTTCCGGATCGTCTGTGGTAGAACCTTCACCATTGTCATCTCCGAGTCCCTCAGCATCATCTGATGCATCAGATATGCCATCTTCGTCATCATCAGACTGGGGATTTGACATTCCTTCGGGTAGTTGCGCAATCGCAGACCCGTCTTTGGTCTCATCGACCTGCATTTCCAACTTTTCAGTTGCATTCATATATCATCCTTTCAAAGCTTAAATAAAAGCTTTAATGTCACGAGGATCGCCAGTGACTTTGCCAATGAGTTCATGATCATTGAAGAAGGTAAAAAGGCATTTGCCCTCGGCGCCTTGCTCGTCTTTGAAATCAATCTCCCATCGATCACCGCCCCACTTTGGTACGCGAACAAAGTCGCCTACCTGTGCCCATGCGCCTTCAGGCCAAGACTCCATGGACTCGCGTTTCTTAAAAGCAAGAGGCCCGATAGCAATGACTTTCCCAACTTGGGTATTCCATTTCTCGGTCTCTTTAGTTTCTTGTGGAATAAAAATTCCAGCAGATGAGACTTTTTCTTTAACTGCTCGTAACTGCACAAGTATCCTTGCGCCATACGGTGCCATTAAAGGGTCTATTACAGGAAACGCTTCTCCAAGCGTCTGTTCAACGTCGTTCGACATTCTTTTCCTCTTCTAAAAGTTGATTAATGATAGACAAGGCTTCCTCCAAGCCTTGGTGCTGGCCAACTAAGCGCTGGTAGGTTTCAAAATTGACTGCGTTTCCCTGAACTAGGGATTCAGCAATTTGATCTTGCCTTTGCTTAATTTGACCAATGAAATCTGCAAGAATAGCCATGTTTAGCGGCCACGACCTGCAGACTTCTTCACGGGGATTGCAATGGTTACAGCAAAGCCAGACATCTTCTTGGCGGCTCCGCCTTTTTTCATCGTCGCAATTTTGCCAGTAGGCTTAGGCAAAGGTGGGGGCGCAGAGCCACGTGCTGGCAAATTAGCCACACGAGACTCAGGCATCACACTGCCGCCTGACTTATATTTTTGAATAACGCTTTTGCCTTTGGCCATGGCTGTGGACTCGCCCATTCCCATTGCCAAGCGTTTGTGCATGTTAATGCCTTCATCAGCCATTTTGAGCTCCTAGAGTTTGTTGAATTAGATTCTGCGCTTCTAAAGCAGTTTTAACCTGCTCATACTGTAAGTTAGCGGCATCGCGCGTAAGGTCCGCTGACTTAATTCTTTCTTGCGTAAGATTGTTCTCAGTATTCTTAGCCATATCGGCTTGGAGTTTCTGAGTTGCAAGTTGCATGTCTTGCTGAAGCTTTGCAGCTTCCAATTGCATCTCGGCTTGATCCTTGGTAGCGCGGCGCTGTGTCTCTGCCATGCTGGTTTGGATGAAAGCTTGAGTTGCGGGGTCGGTAGGCGGTTGGCCCGACAATTGCTTAATGGCAGCAATAGCGTTTTGGATGATAGGTGGCAATGCCTTAAAGGTCTCACCAGTATCTTTGTGCACATGCTGCGCAACTGCTGCAAGCAACTGATCCGCGCCTTGCGGCAGTGTCTGCTCTTTCAAAACATTGAATGGCCTATTCAACGCAGCGCTGCTATAAGAATCCACTTGGTTAAGATACCACAGGGTCAAGTGCTGCTTTACATGCTCTAAGCACAATGGAATGAAAGCCGGAGCCATGATTGGATTGGCACCATACATTGGGTCTTGCAAATAATCCAAGTGAACCTGAATATGAGCCAAGTGATCTTGCCGTGGGAACGCGCCGGCGTGGCGACCAAATGTCATGGCCACATTCTCCAATGCGGGGTTCATTTCCTTCACCTCATTAGGATCAGGCAGAACCTCGTTAATGTCAGGCAACTTAATCTGCTTGAGGATTCGTTTCTCAACAGCAAGGCGGTTGTACAAGTCAGGGTTTGCCTGAGCTCGTGCAGCCAAAGTCTGGATCTGCGCGTACCGCTGCGTTTCAGCAAAGATATGAGGGTCAGACACTGGAACAATATCTGAGTTCTTGGCAAAGTCTTCTTTAGTGACTTCCAAGTCCTCAACCATGTCGCCCTTGACCTGCTCATCCAAGTACCAGTTATTCAGCCTTGCAATAACCTTCAACACACGGCGTTGTGAGTCATGCAAGCGAGCATGCACAGCGCTAAACACCGCGGCGCCTTGCTCAATCAAAGCTTGCGTTGTGCCAACCGGCGCGTTAGATGTAATGTCTGCAATCTTTTCTTCGCTTGTGGTGACCACGCCCTTAGCGGCATTGGATAACCAACCAAGAAGTTCCAACAGCACAGGAGAGGGCTGGTTAAATGGCAATGGCATGGCAATCTTACGAATGTCATCCACACCCGGTGCGCCTTCAATCTCACTGACCTGCGTAGGCTCAATGGTTAATGACTGGCCTGATATCTTGGCGCCTTTGAGCTTAAGCATTGTGGGCGCCGTAGTAATATGCGCGGAATCCAGCAACGCTCGCAATGCGCCGGTAAGCGCTGCAGATAAGCCACCAATAAGATGCGGTAAACCGATCGCATAAGCACCTCGCCATGGAATGAACTTAAACTCAATCAACCAGTCCAGCTTGGCCATGGTGTCATCACCATCAGCCCAGTTGCGGTACAAGCCAACAACCTCGGTTGTTAGATCATCAATCATTAAGATGTACGGGGCGCGCTTGCCATCTGAGTAGTTGTCATCATCCAACGACAGCCAAGTGTAGATGTGGTATACACGGCGAACGCCGTCTACGTTATCCGCTTGGCTCTTACGACCCTCAATCTTATTGTTTGCCTTTTCAGCCTTGGACTCTTCAGGCTCCATGCTGGCACGAACAATATCAATGTCAATGTATAAACCACTATCAACGCGTTCTTCAAATACTTCCTGCGTAATGTCTTGTACTTCCGTTACGCGGCCTGCGGTGTAAAAGTTAACAGCTGCAAATGGCAAATACACGTTGTCAATAGGTACAAACTCAGCGCAAGGCCTGCGCTTCTGCTCGTCGTACCAGATCTTCATGTATTGGCTACCACCAAGCGGCAACTGCGTTAGCAGCTGCTCTTCCTCATCGCGGTATTCTTCAATCTGCTCGGTAAGCTGCCAGTTCATGTAGTCGCGCTTACGCTCGGCGCGTTCTACCTTCTCATCCGTAGTCTCGCCAATGATTTTGGTTTTAACCGGCCCATCGGCGGGGAATAGTTCCTTGATGGCGCGAGCTGAGAAGTCAACACATGCCTCAGCCATAACGGGGTGAACAACCTTGCTGGCTCCGGTAAACTGTGCGCCGCCCGGCGCATCATGGCCTAAGCCCGTACGACGCAAGCCTTCTTCGTATTGCTTATCACGTTCTTCACGAGCTTCTTTGTCTTTCTCAATCAGCTCAACGTACTTGTGAGCTAATTTACTGAGGTCGTAGCTGGTAAGTACATCAGCTAAGTTCTCGTAGAAGTCAGGCTCACCTTCAGGCCCCTTGGAATCATCTTCCATTCTTACGATGGCCGAGCCGTCGGGCAATTCCTCTACTTCCGGAGTCTCATCTTCCATCTCATCAAACATGGTGAGAGCAGAAGGCCCAGCGGCTTCGACTTCTTCGTCTGACATAGGCTCGATAAAGCGATCGAAGTCCGGTGGGATTGGCATCTGTGTGGCCATAAATTATTTTCTCCGCATCATAAGTGCATACCGCATTTGGTCTGTAGTCGGATTTTGTTGGACTATACCACCGTTTGCCTTCTTGATGAAGGCTTTATCCTGAGTTTGTGTACGAGATGCGCGTTCAGCTTCTTCTTGTACGAGATCTTCCAGCTCGGCCTGTGACTTGGCACGTTGCCCCAATCTTGCGCCAATCGTGTTATTGTGGGTATCCATATCATAGTCAGCAGGCATTTTACCTGTAAACATGGATTTGACAGATTGGAGCGGTGAAGTAACGTACTCGTGAGCTTTGCCTAAGAACTCAGCAGTCTTAGGTCCGTACTTACGTGAAAGCGTGCCGGCTGCCAACATATGCCTTGCAGCGTCCCGCTGGTCATCCTGCCCTTTTTGGCCGGGGTACATCTCATAGGCTACAGTCTCCGAGTAAGTCGGGACGCTGAACAGCCAAGGGGTCTTGACTTCGGGTTTCTTGACAGACCCGCCATCTTGGTAGCCACGAACTGGACCGCCGTTGGCGTAATCGTCCATGCCTTGGTATCTCTCAATCAAGCTTTCAAGCTCAACTTCTAAAGCGGTTAATAGCTCAGGCGACCATTCATACCCTGTTGTGGCCATGCCTAAAATGTCTTCAAATGCCATTTCGCCATTACGACGCAATGCACGTAAATGCTGTCTAATTAGGCGAACAGCAGCACGAGCATTAGGCGTCTCTGTATAGTAGCCTTCCTCAAGCAAGTTTGCAATCTCTTCAGCAGTATCACGCATGTCTGCAGCAACGCGTTCAGGTGCTGGAGGCACGCCATTAGGATTAAGCGCTGCACGTTGCGCGTCCAGTTGCAAAGTTGTAGCTACTTCACGCGCAATGTATTCACGTTCTACAGGCGTAACGTCATTGGTTAGACCAAACCCGTTGCGAATATCATTAGCTTCAAGATCCGGATCAAGCCCTTGTCTTCTTGCGGCGCCTAGACGACGATCTATAGAGCTATTTACGCGTTGCCAAACTCCGCCGGTGTCTGTGTCCATTACAGTGATTTGATCTCTAAGATCCTCGGTAGTAAGCCCTCGCAAATTAGTGTTGTTGCCACGGTGCTGAGCATCAGCTTGCATACCTTGCAGAATATGGTTTAGGTTCAATGCTGTACGTTGTTCTGCACGACCACGCTCTCTAACAGGCAAACCACGTAGTATCTCGTGATCAAAATTGCCAGCATTCAAAGCTTCTATCGTATCGCGCAACTCGGGTATATTCGCGCCTGCTTCATTTGAAAGACGTATTGCAAAGTCTGCTGGGCTAAACTCAATGTAATTGGCACGTTGGTGAAGCTCCTGCGAATAAGCACGACGCTCAGTGTCTGTTAAAGATATCCAATGATTGTTGGCATCACGCGTTAATGGGTTCCCTACGTTATTTGCCATTCTACGCAAATCTTCAGGGTCTAACTCTGGATCATTTACTGCGTTTTCAAGCTCAAATATACGATCATTGCGTTCATTATCAAGGTCTGCAGCACGAAGTCTAAAATCTACAAGTCGTATATCAATTTCATTAATCACATTCTGAATTGCTGATGCAGCAGCTATGCCGGCAAACCCTTCTCGCTGAAGATACGGAATTTGAGCTGCAAGATCATCTCTAAAACCTTGCAAATAATTTCCAAACCTGTTAAGACTACCGGGCGTATCGCCTATTTCGTTTAAATTGTTTTCGCTATAAAGTCTTCCTAGATTTGCTGCAAAAAGCTGCGTAGTAGCTGCGTCATGCTCATCTGCCAGCACTCTAGCCTGATTGCCTATTTCCCTGTTAATTTGCATTAGCGCAGCACTTGCCTGATCTTGAGTAGCAGGTCGATATACTGTAGGCTGTTGCACTTGAGCAGGCGGCTGGGTATGTAGCTCAATTCGATTTGCAAGACCTTCCAGTTCCCTAATAACAGCTTCATGCTCAAGTTCAGGATTCACAGCTCGCAAAGCATCTGCATAGCCTGAGGGGTCTAGTCGTGGGTTATGGTTTTCAGCAACACGGTGTGCAATGGTGTTAAATCGATCTGCAATAACACCGCCTACATCGCCACCCATATTTGTAGCAATGCCATCAGTAATGCGATCTACTGCGCCAACCCAGTCAAACAGTTGCGCAGGCGCTTGTTGCGCAGGCCCTACTTCAGGCTCCCAATCGCGTATGTACGCGGTATACATATCGTCAGCCAACTCATTTAGCGCAGTCTCAACAGACCCTCGTGCAGCAACTTCAGCAGCGCCTCGCAATGCTGTAATAAATGCGTCAGTATCGCGCACAGGATCAAGACCACTGCCTTCAGTAATCACGCGGAAAACTGAGCGCAGTTCATCGCCTGCATCAACACCCATTTGTCGATCAAGTTGCAAAGCGGCATCATGCGTCATACGCAAGTAATCAGGCGCTTGCTCAGGCGCTAAACGGTTAGCATTTCTCCAACGCGCATACTCATCAACCAACCCTTGTTGGCCTGCATCAGTGTTGCCTTCTTGCCCATTCCAGCGATCATCAAAATTTTCAAGCCATTGTACTTGCGCAGGTGACAAACGATCACGGTAGTCTAGCAATAACTCAGTGGTGTCCATGTCAGGTATTGGGTCACCTTGCATTGCAATAGCACGAGGTCGAGGTTGCGCAGCTTCTGCAGCTTGGCGATTGCGCGCGTAATCAGTGTACCCACTTATGTCATCCATTAGATCTGCAATACCTTCTGCGATGATATTGGAAACTATACGTGGGCTATTAGCGTATTCTGATTCCAAGTCATATAAGCGCTGACGGGTAAGTTCTAATGCGCGAACAGGACCTTGCGCAGTTTGGTACGCATTAAAGTAATCTCGAGTGTCTTCAAAGAAAGCTACTGCAGTAGAAGTTTGATGATCTTCGCCTGCTTCTTCAAGATCACGTCTTACTGTGTCAAGCACATTATCAATCGACGATGACACAGCGCCTGCAACATACGCATCTAAGCTTTCACTAGGGCGTTGCGACATAACGGCAGGCACAGGCACTTGCGGCTCATTGGCTTGAAGGGCTTCAATATAATTGCGCAAGTCAGTGCGTGTAATAAACCTTGGCAGATTTGATACGTCGTATTTTTTAAACTCAGACACAGGCATATTAATGACATCAGCCAGCGCGCTATTTGACATGCGCTTGCTATCATAAATATCTAAGTTATCATTTAAGTTATGACTAACTCCGCGAATCGAGTCTTCACGGCTGTTAAGGTAAGACTTAATGCCTTCAACATACGCAGGCTTAACCTCTTTATTCTTACGACCTGACGCAAAGTTAATATCAAACTTACCAGATGCGCTAGGGTTAAAGTCAAAAATGGCAACAGGCTCACCAGTAACAGTATCCCTGAAGCTAACCATTTGTGAGCCTTGCGCAACCGCGTTAATGTACGACCCCCTTGGGCTGGTTGCGTCAGGGTTGCGCTGTCCTGTGACAATGTCGTAAATAGGAATGTACTGACGATCGCCGGTGCCGGGATGCCAAGGGTTAGGCTTGCCTCGCACATTACCGCCTTCACCAATACAAACGTCCAATGCCAAAGTGTCTTCACTAACCAGCTTAGCAACTTCTTCAGGCGTAAAGCGATTGGTGATCTCCAACGCGCCAACGTTGCCAAAAATCTTGTCATTAGGAATATGCGTATCTGCTGACAACTTAAACTGCGCGTCAGCATCCATCTTAAACTGCTTTTCTTTAGCTTGCGCAAGCTTTTCAGCAGCAATCCTACCTTCCGCAGTATCGCGTATGTACTTCTCAACAGTCATCTTTGGAACTTTGTCCAAATGTATTTTACGCGACATCACGTCGCTGTAAAAGCTTTTTGCAAGATCTTCAAAGCCAAGATTGCGCAACTGAACTGGATTTGCTACATATGCGCGCTCAGTATCAGGCGTTTGCATCAATGCGGGGTAAAACTGCTGCTCACTGTATTCAATGTTTTCTTTTAAGTCTTTGGCAGTAGGCGCGTTAATTGCCTTGTCAGTTGCGTTCTCATACGCAGCACCTAAACGCAAATTGTCAACCACTTTTTGCTGTTTCTTGTACGCGGTGTTTGCTTTGTCAGACTCGCGTGATGCTTGAGCAAAAGGCTCATACCTTCCAAGGTTCATACCTTCAACAACAACGCCTGTAGTAGGATCAATTGCCCCGTAGCCTAATTGCTTGGCAATAGTCTCTTGTTCGCGTTTACGACTTGCTGCATCCCCTGAGCGTTGTACCAAGTCAGCTAATTTCTGATCTGCTGCAGCCAACGCCTCATCAGTTGGCGTTTTGGCAGGCATGCCTGCGGCGGTACGTTTGGCGCCAATCTTGCTGCCTGACATGTCTGCGCTGTCAAATACTTCTGACGGCGGGTAAAACGTTAAACCTTGACTTGCCAGCTTGGCTGCAGGCTCATTAGGTGTACCCACCTTTTCAACAATGTAATTGGTAAACTGAGAATTAAGCCAATTGGCTGCAGCTTCATGCATTGCAGGCAACTCTTCTGCAGACGGTAAGTCAAGCTCCGCTCTGTATTGCATGCCATTAGGCGTTTGCAAGAACTGATCGTACATTTCTAGTGTGTGCGCTGCTGAAGCTTCTCTATCACCGAATCTGGCTTTATACGCCGACAATGCGGCGCCTTCTGACGGAGCGTCAGGGTACATCTCATTAGCTTTTTGCTTAAGAAAAGATTCAAACGCTCTGCGCGCAGACGCAGCCTCAGGCTTACGCAGGATGTTGTTTTGTATCTCATCCAATGCTTGCACCGGCGTCATTGTTGTGCTGTCAATAACGTTGTTAATGATCTCTTGCGCAGGGGCGTAAGTCGCGGCGTCTGCCTTTGCAGTTGCAGGCAACGTAGCAGATGTAACCCTTGACCCTTCAGGTCGCATGGCGTACAACTTAGGATTCATTGGCTGCATGGAAGCAGGGAGCCCAGGAATAGGTGGCAACCCTTGCATTTCCCTTTGCGCCATGATGTCACCAACGCTTTCAGCAACGCCTTGAAGCTTGGCGCCGTACGTTGGCTGACCTGTGATTGGGTCTAACTTCTGCAGGCCAGATTGCGCGTTGTAGAAGTCTGTAGGTATATCCTTGACTTGCCTGCCTATTCTTGTGGCCTCAGCGCCCATAACGCGGACATCATTAGGGGTAATTGGCGGTCTAATTGGCTGGTTCATGGCCATAGGCCAAATGGCAGGAATCTTGGACGCGTCCATCGCCTTGGTCACATCTGTCTCAAACTCTTTGCTTAGCTGCGTTGTTGGTGCTTGGTAGAACCGTCCTGTAGTAACAGGCACATAGTTCTTCTGCATCTTCATAATGCCTTGCGGATCGCCAAGTATGTCGTACATCGCTTCGGCGCCGGCGGTCTGTATGTTTTGCGCCACGTCAGCCCATGCACCTGCAACAGGAATTGCTGGGTTGAGAGTGCGAACAGACTCCTGCATGGACTTCATCATCATCAGCGGGTTGTACTTGGTTGCCAACTCAGTGAAGTTACCTGCTGCCGCGCTTAAGGGGTCAGGCTTTGTTTGCGCAGGTGGGACTGGTTTGCCATACCCTGGGATCTGTGAAGCTGCAGACGGCGGCGTAGGCGCAGGCTTATTCTGCTTGGCCAAAGCCAATCGCATCTTGTCTAAGTCACCACTACCGCCGTCTTCACCAAATGGTACTTCATACATGATTATTTGTCCTTAGACTTTGCTTTAGGCTTTGCAGCTTTTGGTTTTGGCGCACGCTTGGGTTTAAGCGCATCAGGTACACGCTCATAAAAATTGTCAAACCCGTACCCGCCGTATTCAGAACCTTGATCAAACACATCAGAGAAAGCATCTTCAAGCCATTTCTTTCCGGCATTAAGTAAAACCTCATCATGAAAGCCATACTCCGGCATCTTAATGCTATTCATTGTCCTGCGTACGTAATCGTCATACGCCAAACCCATTGCATGATTTGCAATTTCCCAGCGCTCATCGTCATCAAAAGATTTTTGCGTGCCAAATAATTCTGTGGCTGCTTTCTTTATGTAATCATCAACAGGGTCAAGTTCTTCCAACGCGGTCATGCGGTATGCCTCTTTGGGGCGACCATCGTCCATAACTTGATCCAATTGCTCTTGCCTACTGCCTATGTGTAATGGAAGGCTTGCCAGCTCAACGTCACTGATATGTTTTCTAAGCTCTTCAATTGGAATGCCAGAATGCTCTGACAGCTTTTTCAAATTAAAGTTATCGCGCAAAGTTGCGAGGCCTGAAATTTGCGTTACGTCAGGCTTTTCATTGCCCATATAGTTTGCATGCAATGGCTCCCCGTATTGCGCGTAAGCCCAAGGCTTGCCCATGGCAATCTCATCTGGGTCGTTTGACTCATACACGCCATGACGTGACAATTCTTTAGCCAAGTCGCCTGATGTATCTTCCATTTTGCTCGTTAGGAACGATGACACAGCGCCAATAATTGCATTCTTATCAAAGGCAGGCGCAGCTTTTGCAACCTCGGCCAAAGGCGACATAACCTGAGGTATGACGTCTGTAACACTAGGCATTGGCACAACTTGTTGCAATGCTACTTGGCCTGCGCGCTTTAGTACATCGCGTCTTGACATTGGCGCGTTCAGTGCCTTGTCTGCTAAAGCCTGAAGCGGACTTGCGCTTGGTGCGGATGAAGGTGCTGCACTTGGCGCAGGTGTTGTAGGCTGTTGCTGCGGAACTGCTTGTTCAATTTGCTGAGGCGTAGGTCTTGGCGCCGATGGGGGAATCACAGCAGGCAGTTCAGCAGGCAAAGGCGTCAGGCCTAAGATCGATCGCCGTTGTAAGTTAACTGGGGGTGCGGTTGGTGGTGCTACCGGCTTCTTTGGTCGGCCGAATAAGCCAACCTGCATCATGTTGGGGTCTTGGCCTAAGAATCTAGCGCCATCATCAAAGACAGGAGGCTCTTCCTCTTCTTTAGCAAGCATCTGTGCTCGCATACGAGCCAGTTCTTCGTCATACAGCATATGGGTTTACCCTCCTTGGACGATCTTCTTCGTAGTCGTCATCTGGATTGTATACCGGGTCGATGGAAATTAACCCTAAGTCTCGCAAAAGTCTTAAAGCTTGAGATGTGGAGTCCACCAAGTCGTCGTGCCGGACTTCGGGAAAGGAACATAGCTGGCTGATCAAAGGCTCGGCCCAATCACGAGCCATGCCTGCGTTGACCGAGGACTCGGGAATGTAGACTCGGCCCTTAGCGATGATGGGAGCCACGATGTTAAGGCGTGTAGTCTTGTCCGCGTTCCCTGGATTGTAGCTTCTCACAGGCAGACCGGCGCGTTGCAAATCTTGGATAAGCTGCGTGCCGGCTGACTTGTCCTCGATCAGGATCATGTCTACCTTTTTCCCGTGACCAAACTCGTTCTCATCACCGTAAATGGCGGTGGACTCCTCGATCACTTTGGGTCGTAGTTCAGGATACTGCATGTACTCCTCCCAGCAGTCGATGAGCATGACACTCATAGCCTTGTCGGGACTTGGCCTAAAGATACCCCACACCGTGCAGGCCGTCGGGTCATTCTTGGTCTTGTCACTGGTTGCGCAGTCATAAGACTGAAGCACGTACTCAAATCTAGGCAGCGGCTTCTCGTTGTCCCACAGCTTGAACCAATCACGCTTGATGATGCCAGCCTCTTCAGGATCTAGAATCTCGGCGTAGATCTCTTGGCGTCCAAGCTTCGTGCCCTCATACTGCAGGATCTGCGCTTTGAATGATGGGGCGAGGTTGTGGATGTTGTCGTACGTGCTGGCCTTGGTACATATCACATCCTCCCCATCTCTGTTCACCAGATCCACGATCAATGGCTTGGGCTTAGGCGTTGTGGTGCACAGCATCTTAGGCTTCTGACCTAAGCGCATACCGAACTGAATCATGTCCCACGACTCATCAAGGTAGTCCCATGCCGCAAGCTCGTCGAACCAGCCTCCGTGGAACTGCGGACCTCGGAATCGTGAAGGCTCAGAAGCAGGGATGCCTTTGATCAGCGACCCGTTGATGAGGACTATCTCATGCAAGGATCGCGTGTAGTGATGGATCAGCTGCTCTGGGATCACCGTTGTCAGACCTGAGTCGCCTTCAAAGCAAACATCGCGGACGTCGGATGATGTAGGCGCGGAGACAAGCCATCGAGTCTTAGGGTGCGTCCAAGCTTCGTACCACAGCCACTCGGCAGCTGCGCGAGTCTTGCCTGCGCCTCGGCCTGCGAGCAAAAGCCATACAGTCCACCAATCGCCGGGTGGAGGGATCTGATGATCATTGGCTATTGTGAGCCAAGCTTGTCGAGCCTTGTGCACAGCTTTGCGCTCATCGGCCATGAGGTTAAGATCAGGACCCTTGCGGATCCGATCCGCGAACTCACTTGCTCTTGCTTGGCTTAGCATCGGCTTGGCGCGTAGCTAGGAGATCATCCAACAAAGCTTGTGAGAAGTCATGCACCACATCAACCTGCACAGGCCCATCATTCTTGCCTGTGACCTCAAGCTTGGAGTTCTCGCGGTATTGCTCGGGGAAGCGTGCTGCCATGCTTCGGCTCCACAACCCAGTGTTGAGTCTCACGCCGCCCGGAGCTTCTTTGATGTGATCATGCGCCAAGTCTTCCCAGTATGAGAGCGCATCAAGTCGTGCTTGATCCAAGGCACTACGAAAATCCTCGTGTGCGCCTTCCCAAGCATTCATGTTGTGGATGCCAATGTTCAAGCGCGAGCAGATTTGCCAACGTGATAAGCCTTCTTTGCCGAGCTCCATGATGGCATCGCAGTATGCGGGATCGTACTTTGAAGGACGTCCCAAGAACTTTCCGTTCTTAGATGGTGTCTTTGTAGTCATGTGCGGATTGTAATCATAAAGTTGGAAGTGTGTACATTTTATTCAGCAGGTAACGGTAACAAGGTAACATATGGTCCAGAAAACTATATAGCTATACTATATTCTTATATCTAATATCTTTTATAAAAATATTGTTACTTACTGTTACTCTGTTACTATTCAATCTGGATAAGGCTTTGCGAAGTAACAGTCGAGTAACAGGTAACTGCTGCAGTGTACTAAAAGCTACCATTTTGCTCCAATTCACGTTGCATTGCGTCCTCTGTTCTCGTGACAACCTGTGACCAAGTCGGCTCGACCCTTCGAGCTAATGTTACCTCAGACGTGATAAACGTGGTGTAGCGTGAAGGTTTACCATGCACTTTTATGAGCTTACTTGGATCAATTGTCCCTTGGGGTTGCAGAGCTTTACGTATGTATTGCGCCTTGGCCTTGCTGTCATGGCCCCAACGCTCACACAGAATCTGCAGTTGCGGCGCTGTAAAAGCAGCCATGCCATCAAGGTGATCATTGACCCAAGCTTTAAGTTCTAATGCAAAAGCTTCAAGGGGGGTCTTGGAAAGCTGGATCGCAGTCTCACGATATTGAGTCTTTGGTGCAGCTTGCTTGCAATCAAAGCTCGATATATCACGATTCATGTACCAGTTAAGCATGATGCCAAAGCCCTGCTGCGCTTTGGCCCACTTCATCAAAGCCACAACCTTGGGATGCGTTTCTTGGTTAGACAAGCTAGCTGGACTGTAGATAGCTTCACGCCTTGCGGTATCACCCATGTGCGTGACGTAGCTCTTGTTTGTCGTGAATACGAAGTTGATGTAGTTAGTGATGGCGTACTGCGCGCCGTACTTGTTGTTGATGGTAAGCTCATTGCTGGTGATGTAGTTCTTAAGCTTCGCCGAGTGGTCATCACGATCAGACGATGGCTCATTCACGACTATGAAGATCTTACCCTTCAACATACCGTTGAAGTTGCCAAACAGCTCATCAGGCCCGATGATGGCAGCAGGCCCACCATCCCCAATGCCTAGCATCTCGGCTATAAACTCGGCGATGGCTGACTTGCCAATGCCCTCAATGGAAGAAGCGAACTGCGGTGTGGTGTAGTTCCTTCTCCATGGGAATTGGACAACATTGGCCACCCAGTTATGCCAGTAATCGGCAAAAGCAGGCTCATCTCTAAAAAAGTACTCACAAAACTCAAGGTAAGGTGTAGGATCACCCACAACTGGCTCGTTGGACCAGTCCTTGAACAGGTTGTAATGCCTTGTTGGTGTGATAGTGAGGCCTTGATACTCGGGATACATGCCTACGCCATCCAGATCACACCGCTTTGCCCAGTCCTTATATGCATCCAAGATGTAGATGGTCTTGCTGCTGGTGCCACCGTTTGGACGTTGCGTGACTTGCACGAAGTAATCCTGCGCGGCGTCAATACGTGCCTTGTTCCAGCCAAGAATTAAGCCGTCTTTGAGCCTGATCACATCGCCGTTGATGAGCGCGTACTGCGTTTTGAACTCATAAAGCTTGGTCTCGAGGGTGTCGATGCCGTTCATCACCGTGCTGGTGCTGGTGAGGACTTGTCCGAGATTGCCACCGGCTTGTAGGTGGTCATCAATAGCGTACTTGCTACCCTTACCAGCTCCGAACCTGCCGACACGGCAAAGGTGTACCTCAGCCCCAAGCCCGCGAAGCGTGACAGCAAGCTTGGTTTCGGCCATGCCAACCTGTTCATTGGGCTCACCATCTTCACCGGCCCCATCGTAGTCGAAGACAATGTAAACCTTGCGGTGCTTCTCAGCAAAGCTGGTCTTACGCTGCCATATGATCTTCATCAGGTCTTTGTGCAGGTGTAAACCAGATTTGTCAGTCCAACTTGTAACACCGGCTAAACCTAGAGTGGCGTAGTTAAGGGTGTCCTTGCTGATCTGCTTGGTGATAGCCCATGTCTTAAACTCACCCTCGGTGATGATGATGGGAACATCTACATCCTGCGCAACCTGCTTCCAACCAATAGTTGGTGGAAAGTATACGTGGCTTCCGCTGGCTCGAGCCTGAGAATACTTCATTTTGCCCTTCGGTGTCAGTATTCTGACCCGATTAAAGCCGGTTTCTTGGCCCTGCATATCAAAATACGGGATTTTGATGCTCCACTCACGAGTGTGGCCTAGTAGTTGGTAACATTCCTCGGGGTCAAGGAGGGAAAGGCCCAAGGCCTGTATATCTTTGTCCTCAAATGCCCTTGCCGCTAGGAAGTTAGTGTATAATTCTGTCGGCTGTGTTGTTAGTGCTGCAAAACCTGATGACATAGTGCTTTTCTTTGCAAGTTGCCTACTTTATAAGGATCTAGACTTACCTCTAGGTCCTTTTCTTTTGCCTGTGTGCAGGCTATATCAGGTGCGAATATGCTCGGCCAATGGTGGCCATGCGTAATGTCAATAGTCATAATGTTCCAATTTATCAATAAAAATCTACCCTGTACGGCAGACGGTGGGGTAAGTAATATACATCAGCTGCGGTGGCGGTCAAAAGTATTTCTTTTCGGTCTTTTGAGTAACTGTTACCTCGAGAAACAAAAGTATACAGAAGCACTAACCGCTGCAGTTTTTGAAAACACAGGTATTCAAAAATAAATGCAAAAAAGTTGAAAATAATTGCAAAAACCTGTTTTCAATCACGAGAATGGCTATATAATTCACTTACAGCAACAAACTTCAGATTGCTGTAACTTAACTGACTTTTGAAAGGTATTTATCATGGCACACTTAATCGCAAACACAATCTCCGGCAAGGCAGCAATGGCTTACGTTGGTGAAACTCCTTGGCACGGTCTTGGCCAGCAGTTAACTGCTGACTCAACCATTGAAACATGGGCCGAGGAATCTGGCCTTGACTTCCAATTGGCTACCGCCGATGTGCAGTTCACTCCTCCAGCCAGCGTGTGGAACGGCTTCAAGGCGCAGTCCTTGCCTTATGACGGCAAGAAAGTAATGTACCGCACAGACAGCAACTTGCCACTCGGCTTGGTGTCTAGCCAGTACAAGATCGTGCAGCCGATCGAGGTCCTCGAATTCTTCCGCGACATGGTCGGCAATATTGCTCACCTTGAAACAGCCGGCGTCCTTCGTAATGGCGCTCATTACTGGGCCCTCGCCAAGATGGATGGCGAGTTCAACATTGCAGGCGACAAGGTTAACCAATATCTCTTATTGGCCAGCTCCGCTGATGGCTCTCTGGCCACTCAGGCACGCCTCACCAGCGTCCGTGTTGTATGTAATAACACTCTGCAGCTGGCACAGCAAAGCGGCAAGGCCAACGTCAGCGTTCGTCACAACTCCATCTTCCGCCCCGAGGCCATCAAGGCCGAGTTGGCCAACAGCAACGAAACATTCCGTGTGTTCGAGCAAACGGCCAAGTTCTTGGCTTCTATCAAAGTTGGCTCCACACAGGCACAGGCCATTTTCACCAAGATCCTTGGCGGCGATGAAAAGAATCCCTCACGCGCAGCAGCCAGAGCATTGGCTCTCTTCGAAGGTGCAGGCATCGGCGCTGAGTTAGAATCAGCCAAAGGCACAGCATGGGGCGCGTTGAATGCCGTCACTCAGCTGATGGATTGGGAAACAGCACGCACCGGCGATGCTCGGTTGGCCAACGCATGGTTCGGCGGCGGCGTCAATGTCAAGCAACAAACAGTTGACGCCCTCTTGGCCTTGTCATAATATTTTTGGGGGTACCTCACACGGCCCCCAAAATTGTTGTACAATTTAATCTCACGTTACTAGTCCTCTTGTTTTTTTGATTATTGAAAGGTATTGTATGAACATCTTTTATCTACACCATCTGCCCAGCATTGCTGCAGTCATGCACTGCGACAAGCATGTCGGCAAAATGCTTATCGAATCCTGCCAGCTGCTTGCAACTGCGCATCACCACTACGGCAACGGCGACAAAGTATCCTACCGCCCCACGCATGCCAATCATCCCTCCGCCATCTGGGTTCGTCAGTCCCGGTTGCATTACAACTGGACCAGCGACCTTGCACGCTTCCTCGGCCGCGAATTCAAGTACCGCTATGGCCACGGCCACAAAAGCAATGATGTACTACACGCCGAATTATTAGTGTGCCCTCCGGCCATGCTTGCATTGCCTACCAAATGGTCTCCACCTACACTTGCAATGCCTGACGAATACAAAAGCGACGACCACATCGAATCCTATCGTCGTTACTATGCCAGCAAAGCTGCCACCATGCCGCTTGTGTACAACAAAGGCAAAGACCAACAGCCGCTGTGGCTCCGCGACTTGCTTGCAACAGTGGAGGCCGTATGACTAAAACTGTAAGCATCCCTCTCACCGAGCTGCAGGAAATTTACCAAGGCATTGAGGCTTTTGTTCTTAATGCACCTGCTGATGCTACTGCCTTGGCATCATGGAAAGAGCAATTGGAATTGCGTATGTCAGCAGCACGCGCTCTTGGCCACCTCAGTGCATACGTCATCTACACAACATCGGGAGCTACAAATGCAAATTGAATTTGAATATGAATTGGATCACTATGGCCTTGACAACTGGCAGGCCGAGTGGGGCAATGGCGACATTGAACGCAACATTGTGGTTATGTACAACACACTGTTGCCTGATACACGCTACGAGCAGGTAGATTTTGACTACCAAGTTTTGATGGATGGTGTTGACATCACGGAATCATTGAACAAAGCTAACAAGCAGGCCTTTGAGTCCTTGATGCACAAAGAACACTACGACCGCAAGTACTAAGTATGCACATGTCAAACTCAGAAAAAGTACTGGCCTTCCGTCGCAAGATGGGTCTGCCAGTCTCCACCACACCTACCTTGCTTACATCCGAGCAAGCCAGTTACTTTGCTCGCTTTATCATGGAAGAGCTTAGTGAATACCTTCGTGCTTGCGAGGAGAATAGCCTTGTCGACGCCGCTGATGCTTTGGTTGATCTTACCTACGTTACCATGGGCTGTGCACATGCTATGGGGTTGCCATTTGACCAGCTTTTTAATGTGGTGCACGAAGCCAACATGAACAAAGAACCAGCCAATGACTACATCAGGTCGTTGCGCGGCTCACAATACGACGTTATCAAGCCTATGGGTTGGCAAGCCCCTGAGGCCATGATGTTGGCCATTATACAAACAGAACAACAGAAAGCAAAGTCATGAACATTAAAGAATTGATTGACGAATACGTCGCAACCAAAAACGAGCGTGAAGAGCTCTCATCTAAAATCAAAGACATGACGGCCAAGCTTGGTCGCCTTGAAGGTGACATCATGGCCCTTATGTCTGATGCCGGCATAAGCCAAGCGGCATCTGATAAAGCATCATGCTCTATGAAAATGACCAAGCATCCTGCCATCAAAGATTGGCAAGCTTTTTACGGCTATGTCGCACAGACAAGCCAATTCGAATTGCTGCATAAGCGGCTTTCCTCAACAGCCTTCCGTGAGCGGTGGGAAGCTGGTGAGGCCATCCCCGGGACCGAAGCATCTGAGGTCTGGGAACTTACCGTTCGTCGTAAATAATCTCTTGTTTAACTTTAAGGAATCGTATGTCTAAGACTACTACACAAATTGCGTTGTTTGAAGATCAACTTGCCGCCTTGGCTATTGAATCGGTTAAGGCCGAGCAAAGCAGCCTTGCCACGGCATTTCTTTCCACCAAGGGGGGTAACCTCACATACCGCGGTGATGTAATCACTGGCAACAAGCTGGCCTGCGTCGTATTGGCAGCTCCCATTGAGCGTCTGTATTACAGCAGCCGCTATGATCCTACCAAGGTCACAGGCCCTGATTGCTTTGCCATCAGCGCAACGGCAACAGGCATGGCTCCCTCATCCGCGTCGCCTGCAGTTCAGCACACAACCTGCGAAGGCTGTCCTAAGAATGAGTGGGGCTCCGCGCCGAATGGTGGTAAGGGTAAAGCTTGCCGTGAAACACGCCGCTTGCTTTTGATACCTGCTGATAGCATTGGCAGTGTTGATGCTGTCAAAGGCGCTGAGGTTGCTGCATTGCGTCCACCTGTTACCAGCTTAAAGAACTACGCAACATACGCGCAGACTTTGGCTGCTACGTTGAAGCGTCCTCCACTGGGTGTGATCAGTGAAGTGGCTGTTGCACCTGATGCCAAGACACAGTTCAAGGTAGTCTTCAACATGGTCAAGGCTATTGAAGATAACGCTGTCATTGGCGCATTGATTGAGCGTGCTAAGACCGAAGTGCAGAAGGCCATTGACTCGGCCGGCGCTATCAACGAAGACTCTGAAGCAGCACCTGCTGTGGATGGCAATCCAAAGTACTAAGGATTCGGGGGGAACGCCGTGCAAAGGCTTTTTGAAAGCTTGCAGACGAGCGGTTAGTACCCCCACCTTTATTATGAAACCTGTCTATCTTGATTTTGAAACAATGGCTATTGGCCCACGGCCGGAGTATCCTCCAGTGCCAGTTGGCTTGGCCGTCTACGACCCTGAAGGTGAATACCCAGACGGCTACCACGCCTTTGGCCACCTTACAGGCAATAACACAACGCAAGCGGCTGTTAAAGCAATGATGGAGATGATCTATGATAGCGGACGCGACATCTGTTTTCATAACGCTATGTTTGACCTTGATGTTGCTGAAACTCATTTGGATGTACCCATCCCACAGAACACCACAGTCATACACGATACTCTTATTCTTGCTTTTCTCCACGATCCTCACGTGCAGTCTTTATCTTTAAAAGACTTGGTTGTCACTTGGAGCTTGGACACGCCTAATGAAAGGGATGAGCTGAAAGAGTGGATCCTTGCTAATGTTGATGAGGCACGTCGTAAAAAGTCTACATGGGGTGCATACATCTCCCGCGGCCCCGTGGAATTAGTTGGCAAATACGCCGCAGCTGACGTGCGGCTTACAAGCAAGCTTTATGAGTATCTCATCGAGCAGGTTTTACCCGCGCAGCAGGAGGCTTACCACCGTGAGGTGGCTTTGATTCCAATGTTGCTTGAAAACTCGCGGTTAGGCGTAAGGGTTGATCGAACTGGTTTGCAAAAAGCAAAAGAGCAAGCAGTAGTAGATATTGAAAAGTGTAATGTTTGGGTTCGCGCATTGTTAGGTTCTCCTGAGTTAAATCTTGACAGCGATAAAGAGCTGGTCAATAGTATTTATCCCACAGAATACTGGTTGAAAGATAATGGGTGGCCTACCACGGATAAAGGCCAGCCTAGAGCCGACAAAGAAACATTTGAAGAACTAATCACACACCCGGAGTTAAAAGATGTCCTCAGATATAGAGCCAACCTATCAACATGTTTGTCAACTTTCATTGAGCCCTGGTTACAAGCTTCTGCATCTACAGGTCGAATCTACACAAACTGGAACAGTGTACGAGGTGAACGTGGGGGTACACGAACCGGCCGACTCTCCTCAACACCCAACTTTCAAAATGCGCCTGTCCGTTACCCGAAAGTTACCCTCCCCCCTGCTTTGGAAGTTGCACCCCTCCCGCTCATCCGCAGCTTCATCCTAGCCGATGAAGGGCATAAGCTAATTGCATGTGACTTCAACGCTCAAGAGTTGCGTATCTTTGCGCACTTTGAAGGCGGTGATTTGATGAAGCAATACCAAGCCGATGCTCGTGCTGACTTGCATACCTACGCAGCCAAGATGATGACTGAGGCCAGCGGCCGTGAGGTGTCAAGGACTTACTCTAAAGGCGTATCATTTGCTATTCTCTACGGCGCTGGGCCTAAGAAAATCAGTGAAATGCTTGAGGTAGACTATGAAATGGCAAAGACATTGATGGATGCATATACCACGGCGGTGGCTCCGGGCCTCAAGACGATGCAATCCACCATGCGGACAAGGTATAAATTGAACCAACCATTGAAAACCATTGGCGGGCGTCTTATCAAAATGGAACCGCCTAAGATTATCAATGGCAGGTTAAGGGAGTTTGACTACAAAGGGGTTAACCTTTTGATTCAAGGCTCAGCGGCTGATCAGGCCAAGGCGGCCATGCTGCTGTATCAAAGCAAACGGCAGGGTAGTAGGCTTCTGCTTAGTGTGCATGATGAGTTGGTTATCTCAGCTCCGGAAGAGCATGTGGTGCGTGAGGCTGAATGCCTAACATGGTCTATGTGCAATGCAATAACAATGGATGTGCCTATGGTTAGTGATTACAAAATTGGCAATACGTATCAGGAGGTCAAATGATGACACGCATAGAAAAGTTTGAAAGGGTTGTGTTCCTTGTAGGCATTATTGTTGTGCTGCTTGATTTGTACGTTTGGAGGCCAATGTGATCCACACAGATGAGGATGATGAGTTTGACCGCATTGAGCATGAAAACAAAATACGTAGCGGACAACCCTATCTTTGGGATGTCTACATATCCCCATCCCAGCGCAACCAAGTGCTTGAAGAAGTAGCACGTGAAATTGAAAAGATGACTGCATTTGGTCAAGATACTATTTCAAGCTTTGCAGTATACGTAAGGAACATGAAGGATGCCAAGACCTAAACCGCCTGAAAAACTGATAGGCAGACAAGTACGAATGTCTGATAGACATTGGATTATTTTTAACCATCTTGGCGGCGCTGAATGGTTAAGACAATTGCTAGATAAAAAAGATCCATTTCCTAAACAATACTACGAGAAACTAAAAGATGCAAATAATGGAACTGATAAAATATGATCACGAAAGAGGTTGCTTTGTTGCAAAAGGCAATAAACCTGCCGCTTCGTTAAGCCCGTTTGAATGGCAAAGTGATCCACGGCCTAGCATCTTTTTGCAAGACCCCAGATTTAGAAGCCGCAATGGCATGCAGCAAGTAAAGCTTGTTGTTGCAAACCCAAAGCCGTTCTTCCCTTACACTGATACTCTGAAAGATAAGTGATGGCATACTCAAACTCATCAATCAAAACCTACGAAGACTGTCCTTACAAATACAAGCTGACTCGCATCGAGCATCGACATGAGCCAGCAGGTGACGCTGCAGAGCGTGGCAAGATGATTCACGCCGAGTTTGAAGATGCTTTGATCAATCTCAATCTAATTCCTGATGAACGCAAGTTTTGGCTGCCTTACCTTGAAGAGCTTGTTGCAAAGAAAACACGAAGCGAGGTAGAGTTTGCTGTAACCAAGGATTGGCAACCATGTGACTTCAAGGCCCCCGAGGCTTGGGTAAGGGGTATCTATGACGCTGTGTATTTCGATGGCGCCAGAGCCCACGTCCTTGACTGGAAGACCGGCAAAGAGCGTGAGTATGGTGAGCAATTAAGGTTGTATGCAACAATCATCTTGGCCAGCCATCCTGAGATAGAGACTGTAACTACCGAGATTTGCTACATTGACTTAAACAAGCAATCACCCTACCCAGAATACACACGCAAAGAGTTCCCAGACTTACAAGCTTGGCTTTCAGCACGTGTAGGCAAACTTGAGAATGATGACATCTTTGCACCTAAACCGTCCTACGGCTGCAGGTGGTGTCACTTCCGCAAATCCAATGGCGGGCCCTGCCAATGGTAACCAAGGTTTTGCTTGAGCGGCATTTGGAGACTTACTTCTCTGCCGCTTGCAAGAAACGTGGCTTGCTTACGTTGAAGTTAAACGTACGTTACGCCCGCGGTTGGCCCGATCGTATTGTGCCATTGAAAGGTGGTGGGGTTTTGTGGGTAGAACTAAAGCGGCCCGGAGGTAAAACCTCAGCGTTGCAGGACAAGGTGCATAAAGACTTGGAAAAGTTTGGCCACCACGTCCACATCATTGACTCTAAGGAAGGTATCGATAATGTTTTGGGAACCGCATGAGTATCAGAAAGAAGCTGTAAAGTTTCTGGTGGAAAAAGGCTCGGCAGCTTTATGGCTGGATCCTGGGCTTGGTAAAACAGCTGTTGTGCTATCGGCTTTTAGAATCTTAAAGCTTAAAGGTTTGGCCAAGAAAATGCTGGTCATTGCCCCGCTTAGGCCTGTGCATGGCGTGTGGCCGCCTGAAGCCAAGAAGTGGGAGCAGTTTGCTGATTACTCAGTTGGCGTGCTGCATGGTGGAACCAAGGCTAAAGTCTTAAAGCAGCAGCATGACATATACGTTATCAACTTTGAAGGCCTTGGCTGGCTGTCTTCGCAACTTAATGGCAAAGATTGGCCCTTCCAGATCCTGACGGTGGATGAGATATCTTATATGAAAAACACGCAAACTCAAAGGTTTAAGACAATAAAGCCCTTGCTGGACAAGTTTGACCGCAGGTGGGGCTTAACTGGCTCTCCAGCCCCAAACAGTTTGCTTGACATCTTTGGGCCGCAGCTGATTCTTGACCAAGGGGCTACCTTTGGGCCTTACATCTCACGATTTAGAACAGAATACTTCTTCCCTTCTGGCTACGGCGGGTATGAGTGGAAGTTGCAATCCGATGGTGAAGCTAGGATTCATGCGGCTTTGGCTGGCAAAGTGCTTCGTATGGCGGCGCTGGACCATCTAGATTTGCCCGAGTTAACTTATAACGACATTATGGTAGATCTACCCCCAAAGGCTAGAAAACTGTACGACGCCTTTGAAAACGATCTGACCGTGGAATTGAATAGCGGGAATGTAACTGCAGTCAACGCCGCCGTGGCCGTAATGAAAGGCCAGCAAATTGCCAATGGCGGTTCTTATTTAGATGATGATGGAAGCAGCGATGCTAGAACAAGTATACACCTTCATGATGCGAAGACGGAAGCGGTTCTCGATCTGGTCGAGGAGCTATCAGGCCAACCTTGCATCATCGGTTATCATTTTGCGCATGACCTCGAGAGGCTTAAAGGTGCCTTTCCGGATGCGCCTATCATTGGCAGTGGGGTCATTGGCCATAAACTTGATTCTATTATTAATGATTGGAACGCCGGTAAGATACCTGTTCTTTTGGCTCACCCTATGTCGGCGGGTCACGGTCTTAACTTACAAGGTACTGGACATGCAGTCATCTGGTATTCGCTGACTTGGAGCCTTGAGGTCTATGAACAGTTTATTCGCAGACTCTGGAGGCAGGGGCAAAAGAATCATATTGTTGTGCATCACATCATGGCCAAAGACACCATTGATGAAGCCATCATGATGGCCATCAGGCGAAAAGATAAAACGCAGCAAACTTTGTTAACCGCAGTGCGTGACTACGTTAATCGTGATACAATCAATCCCGTTGACCATTGAAAGGAATTTATATGCAATTTACGCCTATTGTCGAAAGACCTAACCCCATCCAACAGGAAGATACTGACATGTCAGAAGCAAAGCTACGCGCCCGTGCAAACAAAAAAGCAATCATTACTTTGGTTGCAGAAACCAACCCAAAGCGTAACAACACATTGTCACGTGAACGTTTTGCTTTGTATCGCACTGGCATGACAGTTGCTGAATACATCCAAGCAGGCGGCAGATCAGGTGATGTGAATCACGACGCTGCTGAGGGCTACATCACGCTTGCACTGCCATGAACATCTTAATTTCAGGCGTTACAGAGACGCATACCAACCATCCGCAGCGTGCCAGTTCAACCAAGTTTATTTCCATCCCTGAATTGATGGCATCAGCTTTTGGTCGTATGGGGCATCACGTTGATCATCGTGCCGTTACATCGGGTGAAGACCTCTCTCGTTACGACAAAGTGTTTGTGTACCTATACCCCTTGGATCACAATGCTTTGAACCCTGATGGGGCCTTGTGGGCCTTAGAAAGCCGCTTTGATGCGTATGTTTGCCTTGATGATTGGGCTTTCCAAAAGATCCTACCGTCATGGGAAAATAAGATCGCACCAGAATCACTGTGTGAGCATACATGGATTGCGCCGCTATTTCCATGGGGCAGCACACAAGCCATGGGCTTGCCAGTAGAAGACATTATTGCATGGGATCCAAGTCCTTTGTATGAAATGCCTGCTGTGCATCAAATGTCTTGGGATCGTCGCAAAACCGAGTGGTACAACGCATCCCTTTCAAAGGAGGCGCATGACTGGGCCTCGGCACAGCACCTTGCATGGCCTATTCACAGTGTGGGTGGCAAGGCACTAGGTCAGCCTAGAATCCTTGAGTCCGATGTTGTTTGGCAGTACGGTAGCTATAAAGGCGTTCTTTGCCCTACGTATAAGCATGCAGGCTGCGGCTGGTGGCGTGTTCGTTACTTGCACGCTGCGCATGCCGGCTGCGTTCTTGGCGGCGATCCCAAAGAGCTTGGCGTTATTGACCCATCGTATGATTACACACTCCATGAATTAGAAAGCATGGATGATTACCAACTTCAACTGACTGCAGCACAGCAGGCTACTTACTTGCGCACCGCATCGCTTGAAGACACACTATCAAAACTTGAGGGTATCTTAAATGATCGTAATTCTAGAAGGGGCTGATGGCGGGGGAAAGACTACCCTGTCAGAGACCTTGCGACAACGATTGCAAAAGGACAAGATGACCCATGTCGTAAAGCATGGTCCTTATCGTGGTATGAATACCGAGGACCTTTGCCGTACGGATTTTCGTGGCATGACAGCTGCACTGACCTACGATGACCACGTCATCATGGATAGGTCATGGCTGTCTGAGCCGATTTATGGCAGTGTATATCGCAAAGGCGATAACAGAATTGATATGCCGCGCCGTAGAATGTTAGAGCGTGCAGCCTTGGCACGAGGTGTTGTGGTTATCCATTGCCAACCTGATTTTGAAGTGTGTATGCAAACATTCAAAGATCGCATTGAGGATGAGTACTTAGACAATATCAAACAATTGGAACAAGTGTATGAAGGCTATTCCTCACTGCCAATGGATACATCACTGCCGGTCATTACCTACGACTATACCAAAGATGACATAGAAGAGCTATTCATTAAGCTTGCAACCAAGACAATGACTAACAAATCATCTGGTGGTGGCGCCTTTGTTGAAGGCAATACACTAATGCTCTGCGATAAGGGGCCTCGTACAAATGTTAAGTCCACCGCAGCCGTGGTGCCTTTCATTAACTTCTTGGATAATGATGGCCCTAGCAGAATGCTGGCTGAAACCTTGGAGCGTGAGAATGTACCTGAAACTGGTCTGTACTGGGTTAACACTCAAACTTACCAAGGCACACCTATGGATTCAGCCTTCATCAAACAGTTAAAGCCAAAACGTATCTACGCCCTTGGCAACAATGCTTATACGTGGGCACTAAACAATGAAGTGCCGGTAATTAAGTTACCACCGCCTTTGTACCACATGCAACACTACCCCGACCAACCCTATTTAATTACGGAAGCTGATTATGGAAATGCTGATTCGCAATGAGCCTGAGCTCATCAATCTTTACAACGTGCTACAGCAGCATGGCACTTGGACAAGTCCACGCGGTGAACGGTGCCTTGAGATTGAGAACTTTACTTACACGGTCAATCCTTTTGTAAGGTTTAACTCATTCAAAGGTCGTAACTTCAATGTGAAGTACCTTAAGCGCGAAATGTCTTGGTACATCAATGCTGACCCGTATGATCTTAGCATTGCTGATCACGCTGCGCAGTGGGGCAAGATCGTAGCCAACGGCAAGTTGAATAGCAACTACGGCAGTTATTGGTTTGGCAAACACGGCGTTACGCATATTGCAAAGCTGCTTACGCAGGATCCAATGTCCCGCCGTGCTGTGATTCCAATGTATGGCACTGACATAGACCATATGGATATAGAGGCAAAAGATGTTCCATGCACTTTGGCCATTGAGTTCCGGATCAGGAATGGCAGGTTGAACGCCAGAGCTATCATGCGTAGCCAAGATATTCTTTGGGGCATGGCAAATGACTTGCCAACTTTCAGCTTCCTGCAGGAAATTGTGGCTAACTTGGTTGGCGCTGAAATGGGAACATTGACAATATCAGCTGGCTCATTCCATGTCTATGAATCTCGATTGACCATGTTCAATGACATCATCAACGCCAATTTGCACTTGCCAGTTGAAGATAAGCCTCCACGTATCAACCGGTACGAGGCCTATATTTTGGCAGGCAAATCCATCAACCCTACTTTTGAGTTTGCAAAATGGCTATCGAACGTGTAGATTTATCATTCGCTGTTCAAAAAGAACTTAGAATATTTGTTTTTGAACTTATTCGTGACGGTTATCAAATGGAGGATATACTGACGGCATTGGCCGCTCTAAAAGTGGAAATGGCTTCGGCCATGGTTTGGCAAGATGTAATAAGTACAAAAGACGTGATATAATTCACGTTATGGGATACCCCCATACTTTGTAAATTGACTATTGAAAGGAATTGAAATGTTAAATAAAATTCGTTGGACACCGGTAGAGCGCAACCTTGTCATTGAGACTGCGGTGACCTTCTACAATGAAGGTACCTACAGCCCTATTGCAGCAATCAGACAAGCTCAGCAAATTGTGCTACTGTCTAACCGCCGCCGCACACTTGCTAGCCACTCTGCGGCGCCTGATTTGATCAAACTGCTTAAGCAAAAGGCGGCGCAGGAGGCGCCAAAGCAAAAGGTGGTGGAAACTACCACACCTGTGGAAATAATGCCTCCAGCGCCACAGGAAGTGGTTAAAACCGATGCACCAGTTGATCTCGTTGAGCAGTTGGTGAATACTATTACACAACGATTCATTCTGGGGCTTCGTGAAAGCCTGCAGATTGCCGTTAGAGAGCTTGAGCATGAGTTTAAGATTGAAAAGCACAATCCAACGTATGGCGCATCTGGCAAGACATTGCCTAAGATAGTCATCATTGGTTTGCTAGGTGATCAGGTCCACGCCATTACCAAAGAATTCTCTGATCGGTACGAGGTAAAATGCATTGATACCGATAGAGCCATGGGTATGTCACCGCCACAAGCTGATGCGTACCTTTTGATGAAGAACTTCATCAACCACCCGCTGTACCACAAGTACCAAGCATTTCCCAATCACGTTTTAATAGACGGCGGCATGTCAACCCTCCGCATGTGGCTCAATACTAAAGGACAAGACTTATGACAACCGAGGATTTTGTGTATACACCTTCATCAACTTGCGTCACCGAAAGATGGCGCCGTGTTTATAACTGGGTTCCTCCATCCGAGGATCCTGCTTACGTCAAAAAATGGTATGACTTTAGATCGCGGTCTGCCAGAGGCATTGAAGCACTTGACCAACCTATTGAGGTGCCTCAGTTCATCTCCATTAAGAAGTGGAAGAAGCAATGAAGCAACCAATAGATATGGTTAAACTGTCGTATGACGACTGGGTGGATCTACTCACGCAAACTAATCATTTGGAATTGCTAAGCAATCCATATGACGTGTGGATTGAGGCTTTCCACGTGGGTAGTATCTTGGAACGTAGGAACTGCGCGTATCAAATACGCACAAGCATGGGGCTGGTTTCTTCAGAAGACTTTGATGATGACACGACTATGTCGGTCACCGATGTTAAGCAAATGCAAATTGGTTTGCTTAAGAAAGTCTTGGAGATCTTGGAGCCTACCGCACAGACCCCGGCGGTTCCGATGGTGGGGGTAAAGCCATAGGGTTAGCCTTAGGCGCTGCAGGCTCATTATACTTATCCAAAGCATACTGAGCTCCTGTGGCGCCTAGGCCTAAGGCAAGCCCTGGAATTTGAAGCCCTGGGACCATAGACATTAAACCACCAGCGCCGGCCAAAGCTGATAGCACCATGCCAGAGCGGTCGCCATTCATGTACCGCTGATAAGCTTCATAAAAGCTCATACCAGCTCCTGCACCGCCTAAGGCACCGCCAACAAGTGGTGCTTTGGCAACATTTGCCAACTTAGACATTGGCCCTGGAGTTGCATCAGCTAACCGTTTAGCAGCAGCGGCTTCGGCAGCTGGTGTAGCAGCAGCTCTTGCAGAAGTGGCAGCCTCGGCTTCCTTGCCTTGTCTAATAAGTCTATCCACCAAAGACTCTTTAATTTGCCCGGGCTCACCTGCGCTATAAATGTCAGGCCCAAACTTCTTGGTTAATTTTTTGGTGACTTCGCCTTGGCCTTTGCTGCGCTGATAAGTTGCTGCAGCTTCTGGTACGCCGCCTGCAATTTCTTTTGAGCCGCCTGCCCAATTTTGATACCATTTTGTGCCAGAAGTTTGAGCTTTAGGCGTAGCCAATTGTTCAGGTTGGATACCTGCTTTAAGTAATTCTTCATCACGTAGTTTTAGCAACATGTCTTTAACACGCTGCTCCTCCTGTAGTTTTTTAACGCCTTCGGCTGTTCGCATTTCCTTTGTTGGAAGTAGCTTGGCCATTCCTTTTTGCACAAGCGGGCCGGATACGGCGCCTACGCCAGTGGCAACGGCTTTTTCTTCACTAGGTGATAAGCCTAGTTCAGGCACCAAAGTCTTTGGCTTTTTAGTATTTACTACTGCCTTGGAGGGCCCGATTGGCATGGTAAAGATGTCATCGAGTTCCCCTAAACTGTCAGTCTGTGATGTACCTTGTGGATCACCAAAAATAAGTGCATCCAGCTTATCGTCTTTTGCCATATGTCAACTCACTGTGGGTTAAACTGTCTGAACAACTGCATCCGATAATCGGCGTAGTCTTTATTGATCTTCTCATACACGCTGCCGGGGCTAAAGAACTGGCGTGGTGAAGCAGCGGGGCCAACTTTGCTGGTGTAACCATCATACGCGCCATACAAAGCTTCACGTTGCTTATTCAACAATAATTGCTGGCGTGCCCATAATTGCACAGCACGTGATGAGTCATCAATGCTTGCCATTGGCGCCTGCAAGAGTCTTGCGTCATTATCCGTGGGGTTAACACCTAGCAAGCCCTTATTGGCTTTTACGTTAGATAAGAATTCAGTTCCTAAGATGCGGCTTACGTCGCGGACGGATTGCTGATCTTCAGGTGAAAGCTTAACTTTCTCCAAGAAGTCTTTAACTGGCAAACCAACACGCACGTTATACTGTCCGGCTTGCGCTTGAATGCCTTCTTGTGCCGCAGTCATCAAGCCAGCAAGCAAACCTTGTTGCTGCATTATCGCAAAGATTTGTGGCTTACGTGTTGCAATCTCATTCAACTGCTTTAAGTTAGTATTGGATGATTCCAATAACTGCGGTGTGTAGTTAAGAATCTCATCACGCTTAAGATTGAATGACTTATCAGCCTCTTCAACACGACGCTTTTGAATCTCAGCTTGTGATTGCAAAGGCATACCACCCAAGTCATTAGCCCTGGGCACTTGTCCGGGCGTAGGCAGTGGCGGCTGCGCCGTAACAGCTGGTGCTGCAGGGGCTGCTTGTTGCTGCGCAACCAATGGCATAACAACAGGCGGCGGGGCTGCCGCACCGGGTATAGCACCTGGAGCAGCTCCGGGCAAACCTGCAGGGGCTCCGGGCATTGCTGCACCTGGAGCAGCTCCGGGCATTGCTGCAGCTGGTGCAGGAGCACCTACAGGCGTGGCCTTAGGCATATTACCAAGGCGTTGACCGCTTGGCATAAGCGCAACAACAGCGTCGCCGTACTTAGCAATAAGCTCTGTCTCATTCATACCAAGCTCGCGGTCTTTAACTGCGTTGGTAACTTTACGCTGGTCTTGCTCAGCAATAAACTTTTCGCGGTCAAGTCCGAGCTTGCCCATCTCATTCTGCATGGTGAATGTACCCTTAACAATCTCACCAACCTTAGGCGATAATTGCGCAACCATTGGGTAGATCTTAGCAAGCTTTGCAGCAACATCCGGAGTGACATTACCGCTTGACAATACGCCTTCAACTTGTGCCGGTGCAACACCTAATGTTGCTGAAAGCAATTGCAAAGCTTTGCCTTGGTTCTCTACTTCATATTTTTGGCCAGCCAACTGAGCTCGCATTTGTGCAATAGGCAATTCAGCTTCACGTTGCTTTTCTTGGTATTGACCAACAACACCTGCTGCGCGGCCAACGGCTTCACCAAAGTTGCCTGTGCGGCCGGGATCTAATAAAGCTGCGCCAACTTGAAACAAGTTAGGACCTTGTTGTGTTCGAGCTTCTAACGCTGCAAGAGTCTTTTGAATCGCATCAAAGTATTCTGACTTAGCCTTATCATCACCGCCAAGCATAAATGGCGTTGATGAAGGTAATGCGCCTGTGGGTGTTGCCATGATCAATCCTCGACATTGCTAGGTGGAATAACGGGGAAGTCTTGCGTCCAGTCATAGTCAATTGGCATGTAATTAGGGTCAATAGTTCCCATGCCACTTGTGTCATTAGTGTTGCCACTAAAGAACTTACTTAGCGCATTGCCTGCAGCTTTTCCAAAGTTTGTATTACTTACGCCACCAATAATGGAGCCAAGTCCTGCAATTTGCTGGAGTGGCGATGCTGCGTAGGCACCAGGAATTGGGCCTGTGTAAGTATTGGCAACCGATGTTGGTACGTTATAACCACGAAGTGCTTGCGCGCCAAGATTTGCAGCTGTCAATGGAAACAGTTGCTGATTCTGATTGATAGTCTGTTGCTGGCTACCCATGGTGGCCAACGCGTTAATGTCTGCCAAATTAGCTGCTTGGCCTGCAGTTGCAAGGCTGCCGTATTGATTAGCTGCGCTTAGCTTTTGTGCTTGATCAGCTTGTGCAGCACGTAATGCTTCAGTATAACCAGATTGCAACGCCTGTGACTGCGCAGCTTGTGTATTCATCAAACCCGTGTTAATGGCTTGGCCAAGAACCTCAGCGCCACGCTTAGATCCAAATTGGCCAGTGCCAACTGCGGATGCAGTAGCCTGCGGGGCTAAGAATTGCTGAATATTACGTTGACCTAATGAACCTAATGCATCCACAACCTGCGTTGTGTATGGGTTCATAAACTGTTCAATACGGCTTTGTCCATCAGGGATTGGCTGGCCGGTCTTTGGGTCTACAGGCTTTGCAGTAATATCGGTTTGACCAATATTACCAGTTGCCTGCATTGCAGTGTCAAAATACCCAGGGTATGTATTGGTTGTAGTAGCAGCTTTTTCAAATGCAGCTTTTTGTAATGGCTGTATATTTGCGTATTGCGCGCCGGTAACACCTTTTGTAACGCCTTTTGCCAAGTCACTTAAATAGTCGGTGTACCAAGATGGCGCGGACGTTACCTGATTCTGCGTCGTGGTAATATTTGGCAGTGGGCTGCCTTGCATTAAACTCATTTCATGCCTTTCAAATACGACAGGGGTGACTTAGCTTTAGGTGGTATTTTACCCACTGGGGCTGATCTTTTATGTTCTCTTATGCTTTCACGCATTTTATCCAAAACTAGGGCACCAGCCTTATTTGAGCCGTTTCCTAATGCTGCAACCGTGTCCGCGTCAAACACATATTCGCCATCTGCCAACATGGCCGGTATGCTATCTGACTGACCATCACCTGCACCCTGCACGTAATTGCCGGTCTTTCCGGTGATGAACTCGGGAATATGCTCTACTTGACCGCCTCTGGCGTAGCCTGCCAACGGGCTCCCACCAAGATACTTTAAGCCAGCAGCTGTTAAGTTGCCTGTGTCCATTCCCGGGATCATAGTGCTATTGTCATTACCGCTTACAGGATTTCCGGGAGATGGGGTGCCTGCAAGCTTAGACCCTACAAAGCTGGTGCCTTCAGCAGTTTCATCGGCTTCTGCCGTAGCGGGCTTAATACGCCCTGTCAAAACTTGCAATAGCTTGGGGTCAACGTTAGCCAATTGCGGGTAGAGTTGCGCAAGTTGCGTCATTCCAGAGTCGTCCTTAATAGATGCACCCGCCAGCATTGTTGGCGTTAAAGTCCCGGGCAGCGCGCCGGTGCTTGTTGGTGTTGTAACAGCGCCAAGCGCCCCAGTTTGCTGTTCCTTTTTAGGAGGCGTCTTTGTAGTTGGCGTCTTAGTTGTAGGCGTTGTAGGTTTTGTAGGGTCTGTAGGCGTGGTTGTAATGGTTGGCGGCGTTGTCGTATCAGTTGGTGGCGTAGATATAACTGTAGGTGGTATTACATCTCCGGGTGGAGGCGTAACAACTCCGGGAGGTGTTACTGGCAAACTACCTGTAGGTATTGTAGGCGTTGTAAGTGTAGGTATGTCTGCGTTGACAACAGGCGTGGTAGTTACTGTTGGTGTAGTTGTAACAGTTGGAGTAGTTGTAACAGTTGGTGTTGCAGTAACAGTGGCCAACGGATTAGTTAAAACAGTAGGGTTAGTTGTAACGTTTGCATCGATCGCGGCTTGCGCATCAATTGCGGCTTGCGCGTCAGCAGCGGCTTTAGCATCCGCGGCAGCTTTGGCGTCGGCAGCTGCTTTAGCATCAGCGGCAGCTTTGGCATCAGCGGCAGCTTTGGCATCGGCAGCAGCCTTGGCGGCAGTCAGAGCTGCTAATGTGGTATTTGTTGTTGGAGTGCTGGTTACTGTGGCAGCAGTGGCAGCTTCGGCAGCAGCAACCGCGTCGGCAGCAGCCTTGGCATCAGCAGCTGCCTTAGCAGCGGCAGCAGCATCAATTGCAGCCTGCGCATCAGCAGCAGCTTTAGCATCAGCAGCAGCCTTAGCCTCAGCTGCAGCTTGTATAGCAGCAGCAGCATCCGCAGCAGCCTTAGCATCCGCAGCAGCCTTAGCCTCAGCGGCAATTGCAGCCTCAGCAGCAGCCTGTGTAGCGGCATCCGCAGCAGCCTTGGCAGCAGCCTCAGCAGCAGCTTTAGTAGCAGCATCAGCAGTTGCCGCAGCCGCGGCAGCATCAGCTAAAGCCTTAGCATCGGCGGCAGCTTGCGCAGCAGCAGCATCAGCTAAAGCCTTGGCTTCAGCAGCAGCTTTGGCATTTGCGGCAGCAGTAGCCGCGGCAGCATCAGCTGCAACTTGTGCAGCAGTGGCAGCATCAGCTGTGGTTTTAGCATTAGCTGAAAATAGTGCAGCAGCATTTGAGATAGCATCAGCTCTTGCTTGTGCCTCAGCCTGTAGTGCTGCGTCTGTTGTTAATGCACCTGTGCTAGCTGTTGTTGAAGCGGCTCCAGTTCCTGCTGGTGTAGTAAGCGCACCCGTTCCAGTTGTAGCTGTTGTTAATGCGCCTGTGCCTGCTGTTGTAGTAGCTGAGCCAGTTCCGGCTGTTGACAGCGCTCCAGTACCCGTTGTTGCTGTGCCGCCACCAACCGTAGATAGCGCACCAGTATTTGCAACTGTAGTTGCTGCTTGATTCTTTGACGCAATAGCAGCACTGACATCGCTTAAATTTAAGCCTGCTTCTGACATTGCGGCGCCAACTTCTGCTTGCGTGGCATTAGGGTTGGCATCCAGCCAAGCGTTGATGCTATCGTTAACCTCAGCTACAGAGATGTTATTGTCTTGCGCATATTGCATACCTGCGCTTGTAAGATTCAAGTTTGAGTTAGCTTCACCAATAGTAGCTAGTGTTTGCGCGCTTGCGTCATTAATTACCGACTGTCCAGTTGCTGTGTCCACTAACGCGTTAATGCGACCTGAGCCATCGGTTGATGCAATACCAGCTTTGCCAAGCTCTTCATTAAGCGTGGTATTTGTATCTGCAATAACCTTTTGAATGTTTGAGACTTCAACAGCGGATGAGGTTTTACCTGCAACAAGGCCTTCAACTACGCCTTGCGTAAGTGACTTGTTAATATTTACTGGTCTGCCTAAGGCAACATCGGTAAGAACATCGGTTGTGAAAGCCTCAATAAGATCTGTAGTACCTTCCTTGGTAAAACTAGAACCTGCTTTAGTTGTTGCCTTGCTTAAAGCGTTGCTTACTTTACTAACCAAGGCTGCGTCTGCCACGCCACCTGTGGCAACTGTAACTGCAGCAGCCACTTGAAACGCTGTTGTTGCTTCCTTGTCAGCTTGTGCTTCAGACTTACCTGCAGATCTAGCTTCTCTGTATTTATCGTTGTAAGCTGCACCGCCAGATTCCATAGCGTCTGAAGCCAATGTAATACCTACGGCGGCAAACTTACTTGCGTATTTAAGAACTGTCAAGCCTAGCCCGATTGGCAAGCCTTCTTGAATAACCTCAACAGCTGCCATGTTAAGAGACAGCGGGTTATTGTAGACAGCTTTTACGCCTGCAACAATCTTATTGCCTACCCCTTGCGCGTCATTAACAGCTTGAATAACATTTTGGTTGGCTGCGTTGACCGATTCAAGTTGTAGCTCTGAGCCTGTGCGCGAAGCCATTTGACCCGCGTTTGTCAATGCGTTAACTGGGCCTGTTAGACCTACTGCTGATGCTGATCCGCCAATAAACTCTTGAATTCCGCCTACAGCTTGCGTAACATTTGACAAGCCTTGTTGCGCAATGGCGGCAGCAGTTGTGCCTTCTCCAAAAATATTGTTGATAACAGCTTTAGTAGCATTGGCGTTTTGCGCAGCTTTAGCCGCAACTAATGCATCATTTTGTGCATATAGTTTGTTTGTTTCTGATGCGTACTCATTTGGCCCACTGCCAATGATTCTTGCTGTAGTATCATTTTGCGCGCCAATTGTGCTGGATGCATCAGTTTTAGTAGCAAGATTAGCAGTGTTTAAAGCATTAATTTTTTGATCAGCTGCAGTAATGTTTAAGTCAGGCCGCTCTTGAGCATTTGAAGTACTGTACGTACCAGTTACACCTGTTGCAGGGTTAGTCCATGTAAATGTTTGATTAGGTCCAAAGGCTGTCCTGTAAGCATCAAACGTGGCGTTAAAAGATAGAGGTTTAGTGACAGTTGCGGCGTTTTTATCCATCGCGCCTTGCAAGTCACCAAACTCATCCGTGTAGTTGCTAACATCTTCTAAAATATTAGGCGTGCCAGTAATAGTACTTAACGCCCCACCGCCATCCGTAATGGAAGACACAATATCTTTAGTTGCAAGACTAGAAGGGCCTGTACCAACTGTACTAAGCGCACCTGTATCTGTCGACGCAAGAGTATTGGTGAGATTGGTTGCACCAGTCGTGCCAGCTGTAACCACATCAGAATTTTGTAATGCAGTAACTGCTTTATTTGCAGCTGCAGTACTTGAGCCTGTAGCTCCTGCATACGCATTTGCAGCTGCTGCTACACTCCCTGTCGTAGTTAAAGTAGCGGCTGCAGTGCCTAATGCTGCATCCCCTGTCTGTGCTGTAACCGTTGTGCCTACAACAGAGCCAAGAAGCGTGGTGCCAACATTGTCTAAATTGCCTGTTACGGCTGCATTAGTTACAACAGTTGCTGCGTTGTTAACAACTGTTTGTAAGAACGGGTCATCGACAACGTTAGATAACGCATTTAGCACTTCGCTGTTTACAACAGAGGACACACCCCCTGTTAATTGCGACTTAATTGTGCTTTCTACAATCTTATCTAACGGAACGCCTTGCGCTACTTGCAAAGTTGCTTGCGCAATTGCAGTGCCGGTTGTTGTAGATACACCAAGCGTTGCTGCAATTTCGGCGCCTACAACAGGTAAAAAGTATGCTGCTGCTAAAGCCGCAATTTCTTTTAAGCCACTATCAACTTTTTGCGTAACGCCTGTTCGTTCAAACGTACCATCAGCACTGTATTGCTGGTATGTTGAGCCAACAGGCGCTCTATAATTAAGATCGCCAGTAGTTTTTTCTACAAAAATAGTTTGAAGTGCACCAATCTGTTGATCTTCGCCTGAGCCACGTATGTCATAGTTAGGCGCAACACGCGTATCTCCTAACGTGACGGAAGAACCTTGTGGTACTGTTGCTGCAACACGAGATAAGATCTCACCTTCAGAAGCGCCAGTAGCCGCAGCCATTTGTGCTGGTGAAACCCCGTACGTAGCCATGTTTGATACGATCTCAGCATCACTCATGCCGGGGTTGGCAAGAAGAAAATCTACAATTTGTTGACTTGTGACTGCCATAATTAGCTCGTTGCTGGGTTAACTGCGTTGACAAGCTGCTCAGCCCATTCTTGCCAATCATCATATTGATATGGTCCGGGAATACCCTCATTGGTAAACACGTCGATAGCTTTCAAACCTGCGCCCCACTCTTTCCAATCAGTATTGGCGTCGGGAATTGATAACTGCTGTGCTGAGTATAACTCAACCATAAGGCAAGCCCATGACTCAAAGGTGTGGTATCTTGGGTCATAAACCTGAGCAACGTTAAGTAAATTAGCCATAAGGTCTTGAATCTCCAACGTCCGCGTCTAGCAAAATCTTACCTACTTGATAATCCCCGCCTGCCACGTTAGATACAAACTTCAATCGCAATTCACGACGCTGTTCACGCATGTCGATTTTGCCGGTGCTAGAGCTAAACGTATAAGGGCCTGTTGTCTCATCGGCAATCTGCGCAAATGGTCGGCCTGTAATATATAGCTCCATATCACCGGATTGAATAAAGTCAGGCTCTACACGCTCTAGTCTTAACCATCTATTCTCACCCACAGGACTAGGCTGCGATGGGCCGCCTGCAACCAGACCTAGATCACTAGTTTCAAAGTATGACTCAATGGCAACGGAAAGAGCGCCTACAATTTTATCTGTGCCAATCTCATTTTGAAACAAAGACACAAAGCTCATTAGCGTGTTAACTGTTAGGATAAAGCCTGCGCCACCTGCAATCGACGCCGACAGTGTATTGCCAATTGCATAATTGACGCCATGCCCGTTAATTACGACAGCAGTCACAATACCGCCTGCAACAGTAATATTTGCAGTGGCTCCGGTGCCTGCACCGCCAGTTAACGCTTGGTTAGTGTATGTGCCATTGGTATACGCTGATCCGCCATTGGTAATGGTGGCAGTCAAAATACCACCTGTAGCATTCACATTCCAGTCAGAACTAACCGGGAAAGGAAAGACTTGTGAAAAGTAACCGGCAGAACGCTGAGCGCCTAACGCAAAACCTGCGTCATACCATACGTTTTCACGTACGTTATAAACGACAGCGTTGTTGCATTCAGTAGCAGTGCCTGATGGATAGAACCACCAGATCTCGCCAAAACGAGGAACTTTGGTTACCCATACTTTTTCGCGCTCGGCGTAGTTTAGATTATCAAAAAAGTAATTCTGGTTGAAAGTATTAGGAATCTCTTTTACAACACCGTTGTAAAGCAAGAATCGGTCAACGCCACACCAGTAGTACACACCGTCATACTCAATCACTGATTGGCTTGAGAGAATAGATGACTGGCTTGAAATTAAGTCATACCGCCAAAACTGTGGAGGCGTTCCAGCACCGCCAATGTAAGACACTCGAATTAAAGAATCCAAGCTCCAAAAAAGGCCCGATGGTGCATTTGATCCACCACGTACAGGTAACCCTTGGACAATCTTGCCCGTGGCCACTGAGACCTCGTTAGCATCAGCAGATACCCAATCATTTACATTTCCAGCCGAGCAGTTCTTAATCAGACCATCATTGCCATACACAAACACATAAGGGTGTAGAGTAACCACACCGCCTGAGACAGAAACTTGATTATCAAATGTTAACGTAATGCTAGAGCCGTTGGCTGTTGCAGGCGCCGAAATAGTTAACGTTGTAGATGCAATTGATACTACCGTGGCGCCTGATGGGATGCCTGTGCCTGTCACTAACTGACCCGCGCCAATTTGCGTATTTGCGGCAGACATTGTAATTGTGGTTAAGCCGCTGGTAATGGTTGCAGCAACTGCTGTGAATATTCCAATTGGCGACAAACTTGTGCCTGTGATGGTGCCACCCAGCACGGGAGTATTAACGTTATTGTCAATCAGCGTAAGGTTCTGCCCAGGGTGCGCAAGCAATAAGTTATTGCCTGAGCCGGTGCCATCAAAAAAAGTATCAAACTGCCACAAGTTATTGGCGTTGGCAGTAAATCCAGTTAGTGTTATGTCAGTAATACCTGAGCCTGTGCCGGTATTGCTAATAGGCAAAACCTGCAATCCGCCGGAATAGCCGTTAAATACGTTGTTAAAGTTTTGCTGCGGGTTCAAGTAAATACCACGACTTGGACCTGCCAAGTCATCCACAATCTCTCTATAGCCACCCATCTTACGAGGACGACCGCGTTGAAACCGCACCCAGCTGCCGTCAGTGTATGCGTCTGCGTCAAAAGTTGTGCCATCCCGTTGAATTCCGGGCTTTGTGTCTAAAGCAAAAACTTTTTTGGTCATGAGAATGTGCCTCCGGCAATGCCGGTGGTAAATGTGCCAGACCCAGTCACAGATACGCCAGTTGCAGTAACGCCAACACGCTTGGTGCCTAGCACTGAAATGCCAAGCTCACCTGCGCCGGGGCGGTAAATACCTGTATTTGTTTCAGCTGCAAAGTTAAGTGAAGGTGTACCCACAGTGCCATCAACCAAACTTAAAGACGACGCACCAGCTTGAGTTGTATTGGCATTTAAGAAGTTAGTGCCATCGCAAATTAATGTAGCTTGTTGCCCCGGTGGAATTGTGGCAGTAAAGCCAAGACCCGTAGTTACTGTGAACGTAAACCCATTGTCTGTCACCTGATTTGAAATTACGTACAAGTTCACTACAGCAGGAAATGTAACTACTGAGTTGCTGGTTAAGTTGCCAACATACTCTTGAATGTTGTTTGCTGCCTCGTTATTAGTCAGCGTAACAGCCCCGCCAGTCACATTTTTTGTCAACGCGGTAAACGCAAACTGACTGCTTACGCCATAGCCAATAGTGACATACCCAGTGCCGGTGCAAACAATAAATGCAGACTCTGTGGGGTTGAATGTCTTGGTTGAGTTGCCATCAATCAACTCTGCGCCAGTGCAGGAAACAATGAATGACCCTGTGCCATTATTCTTAAACAGCGTGAACCAGTTATTGCCTAGTGTTGCCGCGGCCGGAAGTGTTGCCGTGCCTGCACCGCTACTCCACACTCTGGTCTGTGATCTATCTGTAGCAGCAAATGTAGCGCCTGATGAGATTGCAGCAGAGGGATGACTTTGATTCAGCGTTGCGCCGCTTGCAACTAATCCATAACCTGCTAATGTTGCAGCATCCGCGCTGGATGTGCCAACACCAAAGGCAATTACGCCCCAAGTGCCTTGGCTGGTTGCATTTGTTGTTATATAGATATACTTGGATTCTCCAGCAGCCACTGAGACGATGGTATTTGTACCAGCGTAGTCCTTAACTGTGAAGGTATTGGCGCCAATGTTGCGAATTAACGCGTCGTTGCCAACTGATGTCTGATCCGCAGGCGGCATATACATGCTTAAACCTGCAGTGCTGGCTGTCACCTGCATAATACGTGCAGCATAGTCAGCGTTGGTTGTGCTGTTGGAAGGCCAGTTTAATTGCGTATTGGCAGTTAGCGTGACAGCGCGAAAGCTAACATCAGTTGGCTGGATGACGTCACCGGTAAATGGGCTTACATAGCTCATGAATCCACCGCTATGGCTTGACGATCTGCAATGCGAAGCTTGTCTTCAGCCATCAATGTTTGCATAATCAAATCATAATTTTGCTGCCACATAGGCATACGCTCGTCATTCTTGAGGAATGGCATGGCCTGCATGAGGGACCCGTAGAGCAAAGCTTGTGGAGCGTAAATAGTAAACCAATTGGTTTGGTTTGATGAATCCAGAGGCTGTACTCGTTCATAGTAGAGTACCTCAAACGCGTAGTTAGCGTTTGGTGTGGGGGCTATCAACCAGTTGGAGTAATCGTAGTCGCAGTAGTACAAAGGCACATCAGTGGCTGTTGAATCCGGCCAGTAATTGCGAAGGTACTCATACTTACGAAGCAGCACGGGCTGACGATCGCCGCTTACCGTCACGTTCATAGATACAGTCTTGTGCCATCTTGCAGGCTTGGCAATGACGCCATTGCCTAATACCATTGTGCTTGTGTTGACCGTTAAGTTGCCAAGGAACTTAATCTGGCTGGCAATGATCTGCTCCGCCAACATAATGAAGAGTGGAATCTTCGCAATAGTGGCGGCGTCAGTACGCTCCAGATAAGACTGGATGTTCTCCACTAAGGAGTCATAGGTCATTACTGCGGCAGTTGCCATGCTTACTTGCTCCGCTTCCTAGCCATAGCCATATTGTCAACCAAATTAGGGTAGGGTCGGCCTGCTGCTTTGGCTCTTGCTTTTGCTGCAGACTTTTTCTGCGGCGTAAGAGGCTTAGGCTTACCTAATGATTTTGGCCGTTGTTTTTCCCAAACAGGCTTACTTGATGCCATTTTAATCCCCTTTTTAAAATAAAGATATATTACTTGCTTGCAACGCCTTTGGTCTTCTCAAAAGAACGCATACCGGCAATGCCCAAGATACCTGACAATATAACCCATAGCTGGTCAGCTTCTAGAACTGGTGGAGGATCCATGCCAACAGGAACCCAACCCATAGCTTGCAAGTATTTCCATGCCCACTGAAAAAGCGGATAAAGTAAGAATTGATACCCCATAGCAGCTACGCCAATCCACCCAATAGCCGGTCTCCAGCCGGAAACAAACACGTTGGATGATGCAGCCTCAATCTTGTTGACCTCAATCTGAGCTAGGTCTGTGGCTTGGTCAATGCGCTTCTCTTCTAGATCAAGCTTACGCTGCTCGATCTCCATCTCCATCTTCTCTTTGTCAGTCGTGATAAGGTCGCCTGCAACCTTACCCACGGCTTCAATAATTGATCCAACAGCCAACAAGCTCATGCTAGACCTTTCAGTGTGCGGTTAATCCAGCCCTTGAGGAACTTAACCTGCACGGGGTTTTTGTTGCAAATTTCAACGTAACGGGCAATCTTAGCCAAGGCATAAGACTCCTTAAACCGCTGTCCGTCAGTAATCTGGTTGAGTTTCTCTATGGTTTTAGCACCAATACCGCCATCAGGAGTGGCTCCAACAACTAACTGAGCCAGCTTTACAGCCATTCCCATTCCAGCATTTACCCCAAAATTAAAGATGGAGTTAGCCACCTCTTGGTTTGAAATCTCGTTACCGCGCATCTTGTCCCAGAACTCAACACGGTAAAACTCACGCACCATAGGTGTTAAAGAGCCACCAAATTCTTTTTTGTCTACCAGCGCCCAGCCATTCCACTGGGGGTTTTTGTTACGGGCAATACCAGCGTAAGTCATCCCGCCTGTGTCGCCAGCGACTTCATGGAGGACGTAACCACCCTCGTCCCTAATCATCTGCTCAAAAGCTGGTTCAAACTGAGCCATTAGTTGCCTCGTTTAGTTAACATGGTTGCCGCAATTTCCATCATTGAAATAATGTGTTCTAAGTTGTCAGGTTGTTTTTCCCACCCTGCTGTGATCTGCCCAATAAATCGACTGCGATCAGGCGGAACAGATATACGGCAGGTATAACCAGCACCTTGCGCTATGTACCAAATACCTAATTCGCTCTGTGGTCGAAGGTATTGACTGCAAGGTACATCCCCAGCCATTAGCTTCACGACATCATTGTTGTTTGCATGGTTAGACGTAAACAAACCAACATCCAATCCTTCCATATCTTTACTGCGACCATCCTTGGTGTACAAGCGATACAGCACTCGCGTCCCCAATATTGGATTGACCTTGAAGATAGCCACAAACTTAGCATCTGTTTGTTTAAACAATACAGAAGCCGCATCATCGACACGTTCTTCGTGAATGGTCGGCATTCTTTTTTGTTCTTGGTACGCAGAGATCAAGAATGATTGGTTCTGCCAAAACATATACCCAACAAACGCCACAACCCCCATGACAAGGATTGCAAACAACTTAAACGGGCTGTCTACATATCCAAGCACCCTGTCCAAAACAGAGTTGGGGTTGAGCCTTTCTTCTGGCATTTACAAACCCAAAATCTTTTTGACTAACTCGCCAGCGACGCCGGGGCCAAACAGCACGCACACGATCACCCCATACAAGAGGTATTCAATCTTTGTCATGCGCTTGTCCCCATCGCGCAGGGATCGGTCGATGCTGTTGTACCGCTCTGTGCAGATCGCTTCATGTACAGCCAATTTTGTATCCACCGATTCCATAAAATCCTTTAAGAAGCCACCCGAAGGTGGCTAATTTTTAGTTTACTGTTACGTCAGTAACCGCCTCTTCAGGCTTTGCTTCTAAAGCATCTTTTAACATGCGGAAGAAGGCATCTCTGCCTACTTGCAACTGATCCACGTTAAAACGTGCTGAGTCCAACTTACGATCCAAGTCAGCAACATGGTTG